CAGCAGTCACATGAACGCCTCCCCAACGCTTTCTCAGGGTCGAGATAGGTTGCTTCGAACCGTCATCGGCCGCCTACAGCGTTGTCGATGGTGCAATTCAGGAGATTTAGAACACCACCACTACACTGCCATGTGGCGTTATGCGAGGCTGCCCAGTCAGGGCCTCCTTCGTTGTCATAGCGAGAGGTGATACCGTCCCACAAGATGCCAGTACAGTTGGTCTGGACCACGGAGCGTACTGAAGCGCCAACTTCTTGGTCGATGATGACGGAAGACTTCGTGTATCCGCTAATCGAAAGGTCAACACCCTGCATGGATGAGGCGAGGCGGATGACTTCCCCGGCCCCAGCACTCGCGAGAGCTGCGTTCAGTTCGGCGTTACTCGTTACTAAGTAGTCAGCACTGCTTGGGGGGTTGGGAGGAGGGTTACCACCCCCGGCGTTATACACCGAGGGTATGAAAGTGAATTGGAATGTGGGCATGGTCAAACATCCACGAATGTAGCTGAGCCTACGGCTAGGGTGAGCGACCCTTGGTTGAAGGCGTCGTTGTAACCTTGGGCTGTGTTAGCTTTGAGAGCGTCAGCCTTCTGGTCATGCCCTAAGTAGATCAAAGGGGAACCGAGGTTGGACACATCTTTAGGTTTACCTGCCGCATAGAAAGCGGACAGACCATGGAGAACGTGGTTAGTCCCGAGCCAGAAGTCAGCCAACTGAATATCAGCTTGGTTGCTACCTGTAGCTCCTACAAAGATGCCAGCATTCCGCGCCCAGTTAGCTGAGCCAGTCCCTGCAGATGTCAGGTCCGTGTTCTTTGTCCAAGAAGCTGCGTCCACACCGTTGAACTTAATGTTATAGCTCAAGGTGCCTAGATCGATGCTGATGTAGAGGTGTGTTTCCTGCCCTGCAACTAACATATTGTTTGCTGCCACAGACATCAGAACGGTCCCTGCAGTGTCGCGTAGAACAACACGCACGTCGTTGTTTGTCTGGAAGATCAGGAAGCCATTAGTCACACCAGCCTCGTGGGTGTCGATGATCATATGTATCCCTGAGACTGTCTGAGGGATGAACGTGAGGCCAAGTTCTAAGGTTGTCCAAGCGCCTGCACCTCCCCCTGTCTCGACAAGGTTAGCTGTACCTACGGTGTCGACCCAGTTACGCGTGTCGATGTTGATGGGACCGAGTTCACCTGATGGAGCAGATGCGTTTGATGAAGCGTCTTCCACCATGAAGTTCAGGTATGAGCTGCCATTAAGCACCTCACCATCCGTTTCGTTGAACGATGGTGGCGTCCCTGCAGAAACTGCACCCGGCCCGAAAGCATAATCAGCGGTGCCATCACTGGCATCATTTCCCGCCTTAATCTGGGAGGAGGACACAGCCCCTGACTGTGCAGTCTTCGTGAGGATACCATAAAGGCTACCGTCCTCCGAAAGCTCGAATGATACCGCTTGTGATGAAGAGGTGCCTGCACCGAGCGCGGCGTTCGCGATGATGGGGGCGATCAGGTCGCCCACAACCTGAACGAAGGTGCGGAACAGCCACCTCCGTCGTCTCAATTTTGGGTTGTCCGCCCAGCGAAGTTTAAGCATGTCACACCCGTATAAGGACAGAGGCAGCCACCGAGACGCCAGTGCCAGATACAACCGTTGGGCGGATGTAGAGAGCGGAAGTGGAAGCTTCGAAGAGGGCCTTGGCTGTCCCCGAAACGGCGTTGCCTTGGACGTCTTTCAGGGCGTGCCAGACGGTGCCATCAATGGACACCTCGAAAGCAACGCTGCCACCACCGAACGTGCCTGAGAGGGAGATCGCCATCGCGAGGCCGTCAGTATCGCGGAGCAACATCGCATCGCCAGTCTCACCATCGACGAGGCTCCACGTAATGACGCGACAGCCTTCAGCTGGGATGGTGGAAGAGAAAACTTGAGACATAGAAGGTTCCTTAATTCATGAGTTGGTTGTGTTCGTCGTTGTCGTCGAACGTAGGAAGGGCACCCACCAGACCAGCCATAGGACTGTCGGGGGCAAGTTCAGCAGTGATGTTGTTGTCCTTGAGGAACTTGATAGCAGCTGCAAAGTAGGAGGCAGGAGCAGGCGCGCGGTCCACCACTTCCCCAGTCTCGCGGTCCACGATAGGGACACCTTCAGTTATTACCTGAGCGAGCTGGGTAGCGGTGAGTGCATGGAGTTCTTCAAGGGACAGCATAGTGGCGGTCGCTTTTGACATTAGAGAAGTCCTAGCTTATGGGCGATGACTGTGATGCTGGTAGGCACCGCAACGCCTAGTGCGGTGGTAAGAGTACCGATGCGTAGGCGGAAGTTCTCGAGGGAGCGGAGCCTCTTTTCGTGACCTTCGAGCTGCTGCCCTGTGTCACTTTCGAGGTCTTTCAGGCGCTTGTCCGTGTGGCCACGCGCTTCCACGAGGTACTTCAGGTCACCCCTTATCTCACCGAGCATGAGCCACAGCCGTTCGTCTGAGTTTTGGGTTGTCATTTGAAGATTGCTTTCTTGCCCTCATCGCGCTCTAAGGCACGCTTCATGTGGCCGGGGTCGATCCATTCTAGGAACAACCCGAGGAGCCGCCAGTGAGGGAGGTGTGGGGACTTGGCAGCGCGAGATGAAACAGTTTCATCAGGGTCACCGCCAAGGATAGTGTTGAGGAGTTGATCAAGGGAGATCAAGATGTTCACGATGTAGCGTCTGATCATGGCCACCTCGCATCGCTCGTATAGTCTGTCGGAAGGTCGTTGAGGGCCTTCAAGGCGAACGAAGCGTTGAAGATACTGGAGACATAGCTGGTCGCTTGAAGGAACAGGTCAGCGATCTCATCGTCGTTAAGAACCCACAAGATATTATCAGCATCTCGATAAGAGACAGAGAACGGGACGAGTTTTACTGAAGCCACTGTTGCAGCTCCTGCGAGGTCACCGAGGTTCTGACGAGTGAGGGCATCCCCACGAAGGCGGAGCTGCTTTCCTGATTGGAGCGTGAAAGTAGCACCCGCGAGTACGCGGCGGTCTCTCTCCTTCTCGATCAAAGCGTCATTAGCCTTCTTCGTGAGGGAGGCGAGAGCGCTCTGATAGGCTGATTGATCCATCCCCGGCACATTGGCTGGGTCATACTTCCGAGCCAGCGGGTCCGCCCTAAGGACAACTTGACCGCTATCTAAGTAGAACTGCGAATGGCCCAATCCAGCGCGGATGGCTTTCATGATTTGTTCAGACATCAGAGTGGACTCCCATATATTTCTTGAGCGTATATCGCTGCATGGTACGCGGTGATGGTCATTTGATGGCCCGACGTTGTGTCGTTGTTCGCCTTTGCCACCAAACGTATCTCCCATTCACCAGAGGAGTTCTGGTGGGTTGAATTTAGGCGCGTCAGCATAGGCATCGTGGCGTCAACATATTCCCCCGGCGTGATGCCGTTGATGTAGCCGAATTTACCTTCAGCAGATTGATGGGGAGCATCCTGCCAGACACCTGCAGCATCTTTGTACTGTATTTCAGACAATGCGCTTACGTCGTCATCTGTGCCTGTTTGTTGTGCCCGGAGATAAGCCTTAGCGGAGACTATCAACTCCACACCGGAAGCCTCGGAGGGCGTCGCAACGAGGGGTGAAGGGACGATCTGCTGAACCACGGGAGGGTCACCTGCATCCCATATGAACGAATAGTCCACAGCGGTGAACAAAGTGTACCCCCTACCTAGGCGACCTTGTTCAGTCATCTTCTCACGCACGCGTAGAGGGGACATGATGCGGCTGTTCGAAGTTCCGCTCAACGCTTCAGCATTCGATGCATAGGTAAGCAGGGCGGCGCTCGCGGCTGCCTCAGCTGCAGACACCGACGCTTCACTTGCTTTAGTTGTGGCTGTAGCTGCGCTGGCAGCAACGGCATTAGTGAGGGATGTAGTCACCGAAGCGGCGGCGTTATTGGCTGCGGTCGCTGCTGCAGTTGCGGACGCTGCGGCTTCACTTGCTTTCGTTGTGGCTGTAGCTGCACTTGCGGCAGCGGCAGCTTCTGAAGCGCCCATCTGAGCATCAGCCCATGCTTTCGTCACCGCGTCTGCGTCAGACGTGGGTGTACCGATGGCAGTCAATCGGCGGCCCGAAGCGGAGAGCGCCCCACCAGCTGTCAAGGTCAAGTTGGTGGAAGCTAGATCGAAGGCCTCTTGAGCAATGTGCAACAGTTGGAGGTTCACGAGATCGAGGTCGTCCTCGAGCAGTACTGAGCCATCCACGAAGTCCACCAAGGTTTCCCTATCGGTCTCCCGAGAGATCACGATAGTTGTGCCGTTGGCGGGTGCGGAACTGAGCTGAACGCTCTTGGCTGCAGTGAAAGAGAAAGAGACATCTGAACCATCCACACGCACTTTTACGTAGTCGGTTGAGATGTAATCGAAGGGGAAGGCGAACAGGGTTGTAGCCCCGTCCCCTAGAAAAGAGACGATGGTTGGCTGGATAGCCATAGCATACTCCAGTGATTAGAGAGGAAACCCGCAGGAGTAACCTGCGAGCTTGTTTTATTCGGAGAAGCGGGGGAGAGTTTGACCGAGCATCTGATAGATGTTGCGGATACCCATAGCGTTCTGGAAGGGGAGGATAGACGTCAATGCACGGAAGTCCTGCTGACTGTAGGAATAGTCATCCCTCAGCGTGGAGGCTGTAACACCTCGCAGGGCCTTCAGGCTCTTGTCCATCAGGTCAGTTGTCGGGTTCCCTAGAAGGGCCGACGAGGACAGCCCGGTCGTGCGCCCATAAGCGAATACGGGTTCATGACCCGCAGCCCACAACATGGTATCAACCGCGCCGGGGACGATGGTAGAAAACCCTGCACGTTGAAACGCAGAGCGTCCTAATGCTTCACCACTCAGGCGCTCCTTAAGGTACTCTTTACGATCTTCCCGCCCTACGGCGTTGATGTGCGTCTGCGCCATGTAACTCAGACCGCCGAACAGGATAGAGGTTGACCACGCCATGAACGTATCCCAGTCCCTGAGGTGTACACCTGAAAGGGTCTGCTTGGCCCAAGCGGAGATCATGAATGATCGAAACTGGATCAACGTCTTACCGAGATCAGTCGTCATCCATTGGGACATCTGACCGATGTCATTCTCTTGGATGATCTTCTTGGACCAACGGTCAACCGCGTTGATGAAAGCAGAAGCCGCCTCATCATCCGTCCACTCGTCGATATTCAGGCGTTTAACGGCACGCCCAAGTAGACCCTCTTGAGTGTCCACATGATCAAGCATTTGAGCCTTGATGCGCCCTGCCATCTCCTCCGAGACACCCATAGAGTGAAGCCGTTTGGTACTGAAAGAGCGACCCCCTAAGGCGTCATTCATCCAGCGTTGAACGGCCGCCCGTCCTGCCATGCGCTGTAGAGCCATGTTGACTGGGGCCATGAGGCTTATGTCAGCTGTCACATGCTTGGCGCGCTGGAGGAGGTCATCGAACTTACCAATACCAGCACCTTCATACACACCATAGTCATCCATCCTATTAGAGGCTGTGTGACGTAGACGGTCGGTACCTAGGCCCCAGATGACTTCGATCTCATCCAGAAGGGCATCATCCATCCGCCCGTTCTGTGCGCGCTTGAAGATGTTCCTTAAGGCTGGTACGTGCTGCATGGTAGCCTTCCATCCGGTCATACCCACGATGTTACCGATCTCCGCGATCTGAGCGAAACCAACTTGGTTCATCACGCGGATGAAGTTGTAGTCCCGCAGCATGCGTAGAGCCTCAGCACCTTTCCCGCCCTTGTTTAGGGGGATACCCATCACAGCCTTGTAGAGCGTCTCTAGGCGATCAATCTCTGTCTGCAGCTGAGCTGGTTTCATGCCAAACTCTCCCGCTGTATCGCGGATGTGTTGCAGTATCGTGTTGAAGGAGGGGGCGGCATCATCCGTCGCGCCGCTCAGCCGCTCGACCTTGAATTGTCCAAGGGCCTCTTCCATGAAACCTGCCCCGGCCACCTGACGGGTGTAAAGCGTCATCAGCCGTTCGGCGTTGTTGTCGAGGAAATCCTCAATACCAATCGTGTGTTGAACACCATCGGCATCAATATAGGTTTCACGGTAGGCTTCATCGAGCTTGAGGCGGCGCTTAGCACGGGCTATCTTACCCTCAGCGGCTTGCGGTTTGCGGACGTTCCCCACGATACTAGCTATCCGATCTGCTGGGATGTCACCACTCTCGATCAGAAGTTCTTCCAAGAGGTCGGCTTGATCTTCACTAAACACGTGAGCCAGTTTCACGTCCTGATACTTCTGGGAACGGATGGACTTCAGATAGGCCTTGGCGATCTCCAAAGCATCCTCGTAGTCTACGTCAGTCGATTTGCTGATCAAGGCGTTGGCCACCATTCGTGTGACTTTACCCTCCCCGAAGCGCGCTGTGATGTCGTCGAGACGCCTCTGATGGAAGACCCGCATTAGGTATTCTGAGTTCTCAGCAACCTTATCGAAACCCCGGAGACCCTTTTCTCGGGCGAACTGTAGAAGCTCAGCCTGCGCTTGGCGCATCTTGTCCGCTACTTTATTCACGTTCACATTGTCTGTGTAGCTACCAGCGGGACGCCGAACTGCTTTCCCTACCTCCTCAAAGAATAGCTCTCGGTAGGCGGAACGCTTCCATAGGGGAATACCCATAGCTTTAGCCCACTCTTTGAAGGCAGGCTCAGCCGTCCTGTAGAAATCAGACATCCGGGTCTTCATTGCCAGTGTCACATTCTCAGAAGCTGAACGTGCTAAGAGAGAGCCGTCAGCGTTACCTACACCATCCTCCGCAAGGGCACCCGCAAGGCGACGTACGATTGGGTGTACAGACTGCTTGAGGCGGCCTACCATGTCGATACGGGCTGTTCCGAGGGCAGACATAGGTGCGCTACCTTCCGCCGCTACAAGCTGCCTCTCAGCGGCTGTCGGCGTGGCTTGGCCTTCTCCCACAAAGGCAGCACCCATAGAGGAATTTGAACCCTCTTGCTGGGTGAACTCGCGTTGGAGTGAACGCCCAATTTGTTCCAGCTCGAGGTCACCCCTGCTCGGTACGAAAGCACCGAGGGCACCACCCACAGCAAGGCCTGTAGCACCCGCGAGAAGAACGTCTGTCCACCCGCGTGTAGGGTCTTGAGAAGCGATATAACCCTCGACCGAGGCGTTGATAGCTGCGGCCGTGGTTCCGGCACGTAGCGCCCGTTGGAGGCGTGAAGCCTTCGCTGCGAAGATGTATGGAGCGGCCGCACCTTCCGTCAAAAGCGAAGCACCGATTGCGATGGGGTCAAGGACCGCCGCGCCAATTTGGAGGGCTGTTCCCCAGCCACCCAACTCACCAAGTTTCCGGTCAGTTTCAACCATCTCTTGCGCGCGTTGGCGGATAGCGATTGCGTGCTGTTTGGATACAGCGTTCTCAAACATCGAGTGATACGCTTCAGGTAAGCCCTCAGTCACCTCCGCCCAAGTCTCGTCACTATAACGAAAGTCAGCATCAGGTGCGAAGTCTTCACCGCCCATTTGAGCAAGAAGGAAGGAACCCATCCATTCGGACTTAATAGCCTCGCCAGCACCTTGAAGGAGACTTAGTGCCTCACCCTTAGCAGCACGCTCGTCTTGGAGAGAGACAAATGAGGGGGTTGGGTTTGCGTGAGGCACAGTCATACCCGCATGGACGCCTGTAGGCTGCACCTCGATAAGCCCTTCAAGGAGCCTCTCAGCATTCTTTCGGTGCCCTGCCATCTGGTTATTCACCTTATCAGCAACGGTACCGGGCGCGCCTCCGTTGTTTGCATCAGAGCGGTTGTACCTCCCGACGCCCCCGGCGTTGATGGCGCTATAAATGTCGAGCAGACCCATGCCGGGTTTAACCCCAGTGTCTCTCAAGTACTTAGCGACAGCCCCGTTTGGGCCTAGCTGGGAACCGATGGCGTCATTCCAATCCACACCATACTTTTCAGCCTGAGGTTCACCGAACTGGATTAGCCCAGCGTGTTGCCCCCATTGCGTGGTTGGGCCTTTCTTCGTCGGATCGAACGTCCCGGCGGTCTCATAAGAGATAGCCGTAGCAAGATCGAGAGGGCTGATACCGAGCGCCTCAGCGGTCTGAATAATGCCGTCACGAATGTCCATAGAGAGTGTCCTTTAAGGTGAGGGAGGAGGCCCCTTAAGGCCCCCTATTCTGATTTACCGTTCGCAACATTCCAGTCGTAGGAGAAGTGCGGGAAGCCTCCGTCCGGGTAGATATCTACACCGAACTGCTCCTGCAGTTTCTTCCACTCAGGGGAACCCACAGGTGTCCTGAGGATGTTACGCTGGTGGCGTGAGGGCAGGTCTTTGAACTTGTCTGACCAGACCCGGAAGTCTTGTGTGCGATTGAGCTTATCGTTGGCTCGCTCGCGGATTGCGGCGGAGGCTTCGCTGTCAGCTTCCCGCGCCAATGTCTGCAGCTCTGAGATATTGAAGGAGCCACCGTTCGCCCACTCTTCGTGCGGCATTAAGGTGTCCCTTCGGGCGACAATCCACGTCTGCTCCCCATTGAGGGAGGGCACCAGAGTGAGGTCACGGACATCTTCATTGTGCGCGTTGGCGAAGTCATCCAGAACCATCTCAGACATTGAGCTGAAGTTTGGCGGGATGAGCTTATTCCGAGTGTTTATGGCTACACCGTTGATTACGGTATGGCTATCCTCGAATAGTCGAGAGGCCTCTTTGACTGCCTTATCCATTGGCAGACCGAGGTCCATGAGGATACGCGCCGAGCGCTCCACCGTCGAGCTTACCCAACCAGCATTCGCCACATCAGCGGAGAACCAACCAGTACTGGTGGCTTGCTTGATAGCGGTAGCGAAAGCGTTGCGATCAACCTGACGGCTCAGGCCATCACGTACCGCGTCTCTATCTATACGTGCAGAACTCAGCAGCGCCGTTTGGGGGTCCATCCCCCCACGCTCCAGTGCTTCTGCGTCCCGATACACGTTCAGTGCGGTGCTGTCTTTGACATGTCGAGCACGCACGTTTGGGTACTCAGAGAGGTTTCGCCAAGTGCCGTAAGCCGCGAGAGCTGCTGGGGGGAGTTTGATCTCCCCTTCAGGGCCTGCTTGCATCAATGCTTGACCAAGGGCGAGGTAGCCATCAGACAGGGCATTCTCCCATATCTGATATGTCTCACCGACGCCCCAGCTGGCCAAGGTGGCTGCCATCTCACCTTCAGTGTATTTCCCAGACATCCCATTAAGGGTCTCGTTGACGACAGCTTCCAGAGCTTGATCACGCCCCAGCGTAACGACCTTACCGTCAGGTCGTGTGTATGTCATATCAGTAAGCGCGAACGCTGTTCCTGCGTAGAGGGCTTCAGTCGCCTGCCTGCGATAATCACTTTCAGCGAGAGCATCGAACGAGGCGTTGAGTGCCCCAGCCTTGGCGTTGTTGTTCTGAACAAGCAGGCTTTCGTGCATCTCTTGGCTGATCTGCTGGGTGTCCTTCAGGTGGTTCAGGGTATCCAAGTCAGCATCCACAAGGCCACCCTTCGCGGCCCGTGTCCGCAGGCCTACGATCTGTGCGGTGTTGGCCTGACGGTCGAGATCACCGCGAACAGTCTTAGACTGGTTGATGATCTGTTGAGCTTTATCTGCGTACCGCGTTCGGGTTGTGAACGAGCCAACCTGTTGACCATCCTCACCCACGATGTTGGTTGTTAAGAGCGCCTCTACGGTAGCTACATCACCTGCCTGTGCATATTCCTCAGCCAAGCTGATGACTGCATCATCCATCTGCTGATAGGTGAGACCGAAGGTTTGGCGGTATTGGTTGTACAACGCACGGGCAGCTCCACTCGGGTCACTCCCCGTAGTGATGGCATCATCAACCACGGTACGTACTACCCCTCCGAACTGTTCGACCGTTGTTTCCTTGATCATCTCTGACCGGAACTCTGCGTGGTTATCGCGCAATCTTGTGAGGAAGTCGCCCATGCCTTCACGAATGCCAGCCCGAACAAACTTGTTCTCGCCAAATTGAAGAGCATCTCTCTTCACTTGAGCTGCGATGAAGCTCTCCAAGTCACCGTTGTACTTATCGAACCCGCCCTCATAGGCGAGCATGATCTCACGCTTACGTTTACCAGCATGAACCATCCCGAATTGCTTCTGGAAGGCAGCCTCAAACCACGGGTTCTCTGTCTCCCGAAGGTTCCCAGCCTCGACCATGTCTCGGGCCTCATCGTAGGTAAGCCCTTGTATCGTGTCGTAGGCGCGTTCAGATTGCTGCTGTTTGTAAGCCTCGGTACTACGGTCCAGCTCCTGCTGGATAGCGGGGGAGATTGCCGAGAGGGCTTGGGCAAGTTGGAGTGATTTTGGTCGCTCCATCTGGGGAGCACCAGCATTGACTGCGCCGGGTCGGGCAGAGGTGCGTAGGGCTTGAGGCCCTTGAGGTGGTTGGACTTGAACGCGCTCACGCATTTGATATTCCTTGATATACTCACTCGATGATGAAGTTCTTCCGATATGATGAGCCAATCCCCGAAACGGCGTTCAGGGTGTGTAGCGCATAATTCGGGCGGT